ATCACCTGCAACAAAGTTAAAGTAGTTACCAGAAGAGGCTGCACTTATTAACTCCATTCTATAACCTGTAGAACTTGCCACCGAATCGCTAGAAGGTGTCAAAGGCCATAACTCAGTACCTGCCGCAGTAAAAGCCGTCCAAAGGTCTGAGCCGTTAGTTGTGTCATTACCTTGCAACCTACTAACTAAACCACAAACCGCGTTTTTTTGAATAGCATCCATTGAAACACCCGTTGCCGTTTCATGTGCTGAAATAAAATCAACCGCCTCAATCGGGCATGAAGCAAAAGAACCGCCAAAAATCCATCTCCTAGACATAATTTCCTTGTAAAGTATATTGTCCAACTCCCGAAGTGATTGAACGTCTGAAATAATAATCCGTTCCCAATGTTGGCACAAATGGAAGTGCGAACGGCACAAAGGTAACATTATCCGTTGAAATTTCAATTGTTCCAACGTTAGTACTTGAAAAAACAGTGTTCAAAGTTCCTTCGCTTAATGCATCAGTTTGAATAAATGCGACATCGTCACCATCTTGGAAATCTAATTGCCAAAACAAATCTTTTGGATCTCCTATTGCCGGGCATTGATTTTCAAAAACATAGTTTTCAGATAAAAACGGCAAAGTTCTTTCACCTACACATGTTGAAGTTCTTCTTTTCAAAACACGTTCTTTGAATCGAATTGAAACTTTTACATTTCTATTTTGTGAATAGTATGTTTCTTCTTCAGGATTAACCAACACAACCGGAAAACTACGATAATCATAATTGTGGTTGTCGTTGTTGTAATCTGAAATATAAATGCTTGTACTTCTTAAAAAGTAGTTGAACAAAGGTTGTGCAACGCAAAGATGAGGTATCAAATGAGAATTCAAAATGAATTCACTTGTTAAATCCGAACGGTTCAACGCTTGATCGTTATTCGTTTTGATTTCAAATGTTTGTTCGTATGAATGTTCTTCATATCCAAATTTGCCGCCAAAACGTAAATCATCGGCAATGTTCAAACCTTTGTAATTGAATCCAGAATCTTCCAAATATCCATTCATTACACTTTCAATTCGAACTGTATTGTTTGCAAGTTTGAATGAAAATTCTTTCAATTCATACGGGCATGAATATGTCGTTGTTGATGGTCTAGCGAATAAACTTTGAACTGTTTTAATAACATAAGTTCCAGCCCCTAACAATTCCAAAACTTTGCGCCATTGCAGCTGATAATATTTCGCTAGTGGTTCATAAGTGTATGAACCAACTGGAAAATAAGTTCCGTATGTGTTATCGTTCAATGGATATTCCGTTTCATCGGAACAACGAATCAATGTCCATTCAATAGTTTGTGCGCGTTTTCCAGCGAACAAACCTTTAATATCATTTTTATACCTTGATGAATCAACCGTTGAACCAAACACCGGTAATTTGTAACAACAAACATCCGGAAATTCTTGTTCTTCATCTTCGAATGTTCTATCATCAACAACATCAGCCCAAATGAAAGTTCGTTCCAAATAGTCGGTCGCTTCTGCACCACCTTCGGGCGCGTACCTTCCAGAATAAACCGCACTGATTTTGAAATTTTCAGAACCTTGTGGAATTAAACTTGGTTCAATTCTACAACGCAATTCAACTTGATTTGTTCCGGTAATAACTTGAACGGCTGTTTGTCCTGATAACGGTTGTAATGGATTATTTGGTTGTGGTGTTTCATCACTTCTTATTTTCCACATTGAAAGCCATCCAGCACCGTTTTCAATTTCCAAAGTTATTTCACCATAGAAATTTGTGAAATCGAATCCAGCGCGTGACATTACACATGAAACGTATGTTTCGTTATCCTCTAAAATTGCATAAAGTGGTTCATCATATTTATTAACCTTTGAAGCTGCCAAAAACAATTCGTCAGAAACAAAAGTATTATCACCATACGTTTTGATTTCATGCGTGATGGTTTTATCATCATTGTACGGTTTTATAGAAATATCATATTTCTTTTCGTATTGCGTTTGTGTACCGTTCGAATCTTCAGTATCTAAAAATAAATATTGCCTAATGCCGTAACCGGTCGGTATCTTCGTGGACCATTCATTGTTCAAATTGTCGTTTGGTTCGCTTGTGTCAAAAAAGTCAGTCGGAACCAACCCGTTTTGAATCCACCATTCCCAACGCATTCTGAACGGTGTAACAAATCTGTATGCTTTATTGCTTCCAACATCCTGAGAAGGAACGCGCACCCATTGAATTTGATTGTTTTTAAATGTCGGTTCGTATTCAAATTGTCTTGATGCCGTGTAATTTATTATTTGCGTTCCATCTAATTGAACCAATGAATTTGCAAGGTTTACAGAAACTTCATCAAGATTGTAAACGGTTTCATCCGTTGTGGTGTTGTATATTTCCAAACCAACGCGCCCCGTTTTTATAACTCCCCCAGCTTCGAACAAGAACGCGACCGAAAAATGGTAGTCATCTTCAGGTGCAAAAATGGTTCCTTCACCGGTAAATGTTAACGGATCGGTGTAAAAATCCAATTCATTTGGATAAAACCCGAAACCAATAATATCTTCAAAAGTTTGTGGAACAACCGGAGCAATGTAAACTTGATTCGAAAAAAGCAAATTGATTCTATCAGTCGTTGCTAACGGTCCTTCAGTACCTACCGAACACCAAAACGAAAAAAGATTATCGTTTAACCCTAAATCGTTAACATATTGCGTGAACGCTGCATTTACATCAACAATGATTTCAACATCAACTTGATTTGCTGAAATAACTTCGAAATGATATGATGTTATGTCGATTTGCGCCCCTTGATCATTTGCGAATCCGGTAATTGTAGAAACAACCGGTGCCGCTGTATGTCCATAAGATTGAAGAACGCCCATTGTATTCGCGCACAACATTTGTAAATTGGTGAAATTCTTGTTTCCTAGTGGAACGCGGTTAATTGGATTTAAAGAAATACCAAAATTGAATTCTGAATCCGTTGTTGTAAATCCGGCACCAATTACAGAAAATCGAATTGTTGATTGTCCTTCGTGTGAAATTCCGCTAATTTGTGAAGCGGTCCCATCTTCGAATGTTACATCAATCAAAGAATAGTTCTTTTGACCGCCATTGAAGTTTTCATCATACCAACCAGTGTTCCCAACCGCAATGAGTTTGCCATCGTTTAAAACGCTTGAAATTGCCGTTGTTTCATCAAATGCAGTTCGATAACATTTAATTTGGTAAATGTCACCAATGCATTCAGTTGAAGCAAACCAACTCGGTTTTGTTTTGTTTTCAATGTCGGTTGACTGGTCATAAATTCCAACAACTGAATGAACAATAACTAATTCAAAATCGTTATAAGCATCAGTAATTCCTTTTCCTTGAATAGTAACCGAATCAATCGAACACCCTGATTGAATGTTTTTCGGTGTTAATGTCGTTATTGTAACTAAATCCGAAGCATCCAAGCCGCTACCACGTAAAGCGGTTACGGTGCCATCTAATAAGCTGTTAAGCGTTGGCGCGTTGTTGGTGCTGTTTAGTATTTGATTGTAACTAAATTCAACCGCTGTTATTGGGTCTTCAGCGTAAAGATTAATATAGTTAATAATGTAGTTTCCAGTAATGCCGGGAATCTGATAATTTGTTCCAGAATTTAAAAGTTGACCAGATATTTCCATCATGGAACCGTTAACACTAACAACGGTTAAACCTAGCGTTGAAATATCTATTGTTGTATTGTTGTTTGAATTGTTAGGATTATTGGAATAATTCAATTGACCTATCAAATCAACTCCGGGTGTGAATCCTAATTGTTCCCACGTTCCAGATGATAACGTTAATACATTGTTTGTTGAAACTGTTAACGTTGTTGAACCACTTTCAAAACCAGTATAAGCGCGAAAATTTATTGTTGTTTGAACCCAATCCCCAACGTTGCCCACTAATGCGGTATTCGAACCGCTGCCGGTGTATTGTGGTTGTTCGCTTATTCTTGAAAGTATATTAACCGGCATTTTGTAGATTTTTTAAAATTACTTCAAATTTAGTCAAAAATTCAGAATTTCTTTGTATGTTTTCCGGTTTTTGCATTTCGTTTTTCAATCTCAAAACCTCATCAGCTAGTTCAGGATTCGTTTCTCTTACTATTGGCAAAATTGCGCTGAATTGACTTTCAAGTATTTTCATTGCTTCGTTCGCTGCTTTTTGTTGCACTTTCAATTGTGCCATGCTATCTTTTAAAAAATCCATTTTTTAAATATCGTTGTTGTTTGCTAAATCTGTATTTTCACCGGTGATGAATGTTTGTTCCAAGTTAGTTGTGTAAAGTGTATTTACTCGGTATTCAATCGATCCTGAATCTTCTTCCATTGTCCAAACTAAATTTGTGATTTCAGCATCTTCACCATTTGGCGTTTTGGCAAAGTTATTAATTAATAATTCTTCAACGGTGTTTCTGCAAATTTTCAAAGGCATTGTGAAGGTTTCCCATTGATTGTGTTTTCCATTTGTTACAACAAAACTGTTTATGAAATGAAAATCATCATACAATAAAACCGAATTCACTTTGTCGCGTTGGTTTGGTGCCAACATTGAACCGTTCATTATTATACACTTCGGTACATCGGTGAAATGGTCCGACAAAACTAAATTCCCGGTACGGTTCAAAATTTGTTGCGCAAAATCACTTCCAGCCGCTCCAAATGTCAATGTATTTGTCAATGCATCAACCGCGCTGAATAAACCAAACAATATGTTTTCAAAGTTTGATAACGTATCTTTTCGCGTACCCAATGCAATTGGAATATCAACAACTTCACTTCCGGCAGTATTTAGATATTGCACCCCGTATGGATTTGTTGCCGGTTTTGTGATAATATCATAGGCAGTTCGGTCGTAGTTATCCAATGTATTTTGGTCCTTTTGATCCAATGAGAACGTGATAAAATAACCACCTTTGAATTCATCAGCGTTATCACCTTTGACATTCAAACGCCTTGATTGATTGTTGAAGTTTTCAGGAATTACAAAAGTGCTTGAATTTTGCCAATAATCCCAGCGTTCAAATCTTAATACACCGTTGTTGATAACATAATCAGCATTGAATTTTCTTTTCATTGTTTCAATGAAATCACCGAAGAAATATAAACCAACATCATTTCTTTTTGGGCTTCCACCGTTTCGAATTCCTGAATTGAATTTTCCACGTTCTGTTTTTGATGGCATTAATGCAGCATTTGCCCACGTTGGATTATCGAAAATAGTACTTTGGAAAGTCAAACCCAATTCAGCACAACCTTTTTCAAATAGTGATTTGTATTTTATTGCGGTGTGGTGTCTAGTTCTTGAATATAGTTGTTCACCTAATTGTTGAATCAGGTTTTTTATTGCAATAGCAATCGAAGCCGCATAAGCTATTTTGATAACTATTTTTAAAAGTGCTGCCGGTAGTGTTGTTGGAACACTTGATTCAACACCCGTTTCACCACTATCTTTGATAAATTGCGCAACCTGAACAGATACGTTGAACAACGCCAAAGAAAGCACCGCAACTTGAACCGCATCAGGTATGTAATTAATATTATACGGAACTTGAACATAATCCGAAGATGTGAATCTTCCTTCTTCTTCTAGCCTTGCAAATTGCACAATACCGGCTTCAGCTTTGAACCAGTCTTTTAAACCAACAAAAGAAACAGAATGTTCAACCTCATTGCAACCAATGATTTCAAGGTCTTTTCGTAAATCGATTAACAAAGGCGGCAAATTGAATTGTCCATCAGGGTCGACAACGTTGATTTGCAAAGGTCTGGAAACAAATGAACCTAGAGAATCCGAACGCATGGCAATAATCTTTTCAGCATCTTCACCGCGCCAAATTAATTTATCGAATTCAACTTGCAAACCTCTATCATCTTTCCATGAAATCGAAACTTCCAAATCTTCGAAGTTCACCGGCTTTGATTTGGATTGTACTCCATCAATATAAAATTGCAGTCTATTCATTATCTTAATCTAGTTTTGTGAATTGTTGTTGTTGTTTTCCCGGTTGAAGTTTCTTTCTTGATGAAATGTAAAACTTTTCCAACTATTTCCGCGCTGTTATCAATTACCGGTTTATTTGCAATCGTTTTTAACAATTGATTGTTTTCTTTTAATTGCTGATACATTTTCGGATCCGAAAAAGTTGGTATTGCTGTTATGCTTCTTCGCTCCATACCATGCACCCCGTTTTGATACATTAATGCATAATTTGTGATTTGGTCGGTTGTTAATCCTTTTAATTTATCGGATTTTTCTTTGTTTAGAATTATTTCATCCTTATCAACACGCGCCAAAATACCATCACGCCCCGAATGAACCTTGTTTCCTAAACTATCACCAACGGTTGTTTCTGTTCCTTCCCAGAATGCCGGTATTGCACTTAAAAATGAAAGCAATGTTCCAAGTTGTGAAATTGTCGAACCGGCTGCATTTGTTGAACCTTGTTGAACTTGTGCGTTGAATGCTTCGATTCCAGCGTTAAACAATTGCAAACGTTGTTTTCTTTTCTGGATTCGTTCTTGTTCTGCAAGTGCTTCGGCTTCGGCTTTACGTTCAAACGCCAATGATTCTTCCGCATTTGTCACACCGGCATTTCGTGCCGCAATGATTCGTTCTTGTGCCGCAACTGCCGCATCAGCTTTTCTTTGTTCGGCCGCTTCTTCTTCATTCAGCATTTCCAAACGTCTATCTAAGTTAGCGCGTAAAAGGTTTGTAACTTGATTTGAAATGTCGGCTATTTGGTTGGCGGTGTCTTCTTCCGATGTTGCAATTTCATCATTTGATTCCTTTGTTACTTTTGCAAGTTCTTTTATTCCTTCACCCGGTTTAATTGCTCCATCCCTCGATTCGGCTCTAAATAAATCAGAATCAGCACCCAAACCGCCAGATTCAGCAACTAATTTTGAACGCTTAATTTGAAGATCAAGGATTTCAACTTGTTCACGCAATAAAGCTGCTTTTTCAGTTTCCAATCCATTATTCAAAATTAATTCATCAGATAATTTTTCTTCCGTTTCTCTTAATTTTCTTTTTAGTTTTTGTAATTCACTTACCTTTTCAACCGTTCCACCTGAACCACCGATGATTTTATTTTCTTCTTCAGAAAGTTCAACGGTTCCTTTTACTTGTTTTCTCCTTTCGATTTCATCTTTTATCAAATCTTTTAAAAGAAGTCCATTTCTGGTGTTGTTTCCTAGTTGTTGCAACTGTTCGTCAGTCGTTTTTCTTAATTCAACATTTATTTGTTGAATTGCTGTTTTTCTTGTTGCTTCAAATTGTGCGTTCTGTCTTTGCGCCTTTCTAAAAACCGCACCAACCGCACCAGCACCGGAAAAATCAGCATCAGTGTTATCTCCAAGAATTTTTGCGTTTTCCTCTATTTTCGCGGTTACTGTTTGGCCTAAATCACCTAATGTTCTCAATCTTGCTTCTTGCCTACTCAAACCAGATTCAACAAATCGAAGAAAGTTTTCAGCGATTCTTTGTTGATCCGAATCCGATCCTTCAAGTTCTTTAATAGTGTTTCGTATGCTTTCAATAGATTCGTTTTGAATCTTCTTTATTGTTTGAACAGATTTATCAGTAACACCAACACCAAATTCAGCAAAATCTCCACGCCTTTTTGCTTCTAGTTGTTGACTGGTCATTGTCATTTCTGTTAATATACCAAGAAAATCAGTCGCAAGTTCAATTGCACCCCTTAACACTCTAGCAATAACACCATCACCATCTTCCAAAGATAAAACGAATCCTTCCCATGCAGAAGAAAGTCTAGTTGTTGCACCGCTTAACGTGTCCAATTGTTCATTCGCCATTTCTTCAGCGGCACCGGCAGCATTGTTCAATTCGGCTGTTAATTCAGATGTTCTTTCGGTATTTTCAGAAAGTACAACACCGACAACGGCATTTTCTTTTCCGAACAACTCCATTGATGTTGCCGCTTTATCTGATGAATTCGCAATCTTCGACATTGCTTCTTCAAAAGTTATTCCACGTTTAGAAAGTTCTAAAAAAACGTTTCTTAATCCAGTTCCGGCAGTTTCAGCGCGAACACCGTTATCAGCTAAAACACCAAGCAATGCTGTTGTTCTTTCAATAGAAAAACCGGCAGTTTTTGCAACCGGACCAACCGCCCTCATTGCAACTTTGAATTTTTCCATATCCAGCGCGGTTGTACTGAATGATTTCGCCATTACATCAGTAAGGCGCGTTGCTTCTTCAGCATCTTCACCGAATCCATTTAATGTACTTGCAACAACCGTTGCCGCTTCATCTAATTCAACACCCGTTGCGGCTGCTAAATCTAATGTCGCTTCCGTTGCATTCAAAATCTGGTCTTCGTTAAAACCTAGCTTCGAAAATGCTGTTTGAAGTTCTAAAACTTGTGAAGCTGTAAAAGCCGTTGTTGATCCTAAACGTTTTGCATCATCTGTTAACTTTGTTATTTCATCCCTTGATTTTCCAAGAACGGCAGCCAAATTCGCGCTTTCTTGTTGGAATCCTGATATTATTTGGCCCGTGTTTCTTATTGCTCGACCTAATGCAGCAATTCCAACTGTTAACCCCAAACCACCAATTAAAGTAGTTCTTAAACCATTCCAAGCACTAGTGTAGTTTCCAACGTTTCTTTGACTTTGGCCAACTGTTTTATCAATGGCCTTTAGTTTGGTATCAAGTCGCGTGATTTCTTTAAGCATTCCACGCGCAACTTTGCCATTTTCACGCCCCCTTGCAGCTAGATTTTTATATTGATTTCGAAGATCGTTTAATTGCTTCGATTCTTGTTTGTAGACATTTGTTAATTGTTCACGCTGTTTTTTCTCCCTTTTTGCTTGTGCTTCACGCGTTTTGTTTAGGCCAATCAAGGCTTTTTCAGTTTGAATTTCAGCGCGTTTAACTTGTTCGCTTTTTACATTTGTCGCTAATAATTGTTTTTCGGTCTGAAGTTTAGCACGTTTCACACGCTCTTGTTCAATAATTGCACTTGCTAACGCTTTATTTTGTTGTTGTGCCAACTTAATATCACCAGCCGTTGCCGCGCTCAGTCCTTTGGACATTTGCTTTGTGTCTTTGGCAATCTTAATTATCTGATCATCAATTTTATCATAGACTTTTAAAGCCTCTTTTAATTGCTGAATGTGGTTGTCTAACGCACCATCCTTTATTATGTCGTTACCTTCTATTGGTTTGTTTGCCATTTTTTAGCGTTTTTAGTGTCTTCATCAATCATTAACATAGTTTCTTTATATTCAACAACGCTTGTTTCCTTTGATTTCACTGCATAACCAACATATTTGGAAATACGTACCAAATTGGATTCTAACGTTGATTTGCTTTCTTCAGGTATTAACGAATCAATTTGATCTTGAACGATTTTAATTTGATTCTTGATAAATATGTTCCCGGTCAGTAATAAGTCACAAGAAAGACGAATTTTCGCTTTCAAATGAATCATTAACATTTCCGTGTCACCATCAGCACCAAACAAATCCAAAAATTGTTGTGTTAATTCGTTGGAACGTTCTTCAAAAACATTGATGTTTTCTTCATTGCAAATTTCCTTGTATTCCTTCAACAAAAAATTCATGTCATTGTTCCTTGATAACATGAACCAGTTATAAATTGGCATATCGTGAATACTTGAATACATCATTGTTTTTAAGTTCTCCATAGTTTCAAAAGGTAATCAATGTACAATCCTTTAGCAAAAATAATTAATTTCTGCAAATTATCATCGGTCAATCCTATAATGTCCGAACCATATTTTTGAATCAAATCATCTTGATCCTTTATCGTGTTGGCAGTGATTACAATTTCACCTTCACGAACATCGACTTTGAATGTTTCGTAAAAATCACCGGTGTCTTTTAACGTCACGCGGTCAGTCGGTTGGCCTTTCAATCTTTTTATGTCAATCGTAACCGGTGAATATGAACCAAGTGAATTTCCTAAACTATCAATTCCTTTTGCATACAATTGATCTTCGGTGTTCAATTCAATAACCATGTTTTTGATTTTGCTATTGTTTAAAACCAATTTAAACAAACGCTTTTCATCACTTATTCCGGCCAATACTTTTTGCGCCTGATTGTAAAAGATTGTATTTGTAAAAACTTTTGCCATAATTAAAAAAAAGCCCTTTGTAATATACAAAAGGCTTTTCAATTTTTAAAGATTATTTATTTCGGTTCCTTTTTATGTGTTGCCAAACATCATCGATTGTGAACGGCCTCAACCGCGCTTCGAAATGGCTGTACTTTTTTTTGAATGCGCTTTTTGTCATTCCCTTGAAGCATTCCGATTTCGCGTTGAAACTAATTTTCCCGAACTTCATAATTATGCTTCAACCCAAGTATAGAAATCAAACGAAAGCGGTGAACCGTCAACGTATCTCAATTCCAAAACGTCTGATGCTGTTTGTCCAACATAGTCAAAAGTGTAACTTCCAGAACCGTTATCAACGATTGAAGAAATTGCAACAACCGCATCTGTTGTAGTGTTGTAAATCTCATAATAAGAAGTATCACCAGCACCCAAAAGTGCTTCCGGTGTTGTGCTGTTGTTAGCTGAATAAGTTAAAACAACAGTTTCAGCACCGTTTGAATCGGCATTACCGTCACCCGTTACGATTGTTTCAATTTGTGGTGTTGTTCCTAATAAATCAGCTTCAATTGCCTTTGCCGGTACAAATCCAAAATCAGAATCATTGTATTCTTCAGAAACTTGGAAAGATACCATCAATTTTTGTTGACTTGTTTTTGTTTGGAACATTTCTTTTACAAACAAAGTACCAACCTCAATTGGAATAGGTCTTACAGTTGCACCATCTTTTAAACCGCCTAAGTTTTTAGTGTTTGAAATTGGGTAGAATCCATATTCACCACATCTTAAAGCCTCGATAAATCCTTTTACCTTACTTGGAACACCGTAAACTTCGAAAGTGATTTTTCTTGTTCCTTCAGAAACGAAAAATTCCACACCGTCAATATCTTCGGTGTTTGGATCTTCTCTTTCATCGGTTACCGCTTTCACATTAGATAAAACGTTCACTCTGATTGATTGATCAACAACGTACAAATATGAATCTTCCCACGCTGTTTGCGTTAATGGTGCCGCTTCGGTTCCAGTTAATCCGTTATCCGCTCCGGTTGAATCTTTTAACTTTTGGAATGCGTACCCTAATGGATAACCGAACTTGTTGAAACAGCTTGAAAGACCCCATCCTTTGGTGCCATCCGTACAATTACATGCATCTACTGCCATAATATAAATTTTTTAAATTTTAACAATTACAATTTTCGTCTTCGAAAAATTCCAATTGGATTCGCACTTCCAAACCAGACAATTTTTCATCAAACAAGATTGAACGCGAACCGCTTGAATCTTCAGTACCGGCCAAAACTAATTCTCGCACATTATAGTTCGGTAGGTCCATGAAAATATTTTGGTTCGTTTCAATATATTTTTCAATTCTATTTTCTAATAAATTACGCAATGGTTCAATGACCATTTCTTCATGCACTTTCGTGTACCAAACCGGATCAACCGGTGAAAGTGATTCACCAATGTAAAACACTTCATCCATCAGATAAAATGTTACTTCAGCGGTTAAATCATAGGCACTTTCGAAATTTCCTTTTTCATATTCAAAAGGTGTTCGCAACCAAAAAAACGGTGTTTGTTCTTCCCTTAAAACATCACCGGACCTTCTTTCGACATTTGTATCAAGTAAAGTTCCCCAATTGAAATGAAGCGGTTCAACTTCAAATGATGTTGCCGTGATTGGTTCGGTTCCTTCCAAATCAATATAATCATTTATTTGAAAGTCAATTATTTTGTATTCAATACCATCAATGGTGACTGTTTTCCCGGTTGCCAAATTCAAAGTATCACACGTGAACACCCTGAATCCATCCGTGATAGTATCAACTGATTTGATTTCAAACGTGTAATCAATGCTTGAAATCATTGTTTCAAATATGTTTCGAATCAATAACATTAAAACGGGAAAGCATAATTTTTTCGAACTCCTTCAAAATCTGGAAAGTCCGATTGATTATCATAAATATAATTCTGAATCGTTCTAAAAGCCTCTACGCCTTTATTTTGAACGTTGGTAATGTATTTACCATCTAACTTTGCAGAATTCGACACGGATGCTTGAACGTTACGTAAACCAACCGTTGTACTAACTTGTGCAATCCTAACATTGAATTTAACATAAACAAACGCTTTTAACATTTCTTTGATTCCGAATGAATAAAATGAATCAGCATTACAGTAACAATGCATTTGGTGAACGTCTAACATTAAGCGGTTGTAAATAATCAAATAGTTTGGATCGGTTGGAACACCACCATTTGCATCAGCATCGGACAAAAAAGCATCGGCCAATGTTTTACCCAAAAGTTCATACATTGTTCGAATCTCGATTTCATCAATCAAAGAATCCAAAATGCTATTCGTTTTTGCATCCGATGAAATTGCATATTCACCGACAAAATCCGCTTTTTCAATTAGTGTTGCCATTTATTTACGCTTTTTTTGTACGCGCTTTTTTTGCTTTCAGTTCTTTCGGTGTCAATGCTGCATCTTTGCATCCTTCACATTCTGCACCTTTTTCACAATCTTCACATTCTTTTTCTTCAACTTTCTTTGCGGCTGGTTTTCTTCTTGTTTTTGGTTTTACAGCTTCATCAAGTGATTTTGCCAAACCTTTTTCAACCATTTTTGAAGCAATATAAGAATCAACCGAAACAATATGTCCAACGGCCATTCCTTGAACTTCCTTTAATATTTCTATTTTAACCATGATGTAAAGTCTTTTACCACAAAAGCCCCGTACCGGGAAGGAACGAGGCGTTTTATTAATGCTTATTTATTAAGCTGATGTGATAGCTGTAATTCCAGCGGCAATATCATCGATGTGCATAAATGCATTTGCATCGTTGTTTCTTACCTGAAGATTACATCTTTCATACGCTTTAACAGTTACTAATTCACTTTCGAAATCAGTAGCATTGTTGTATGCGAATTCAACAACCATTCCTTTACGTCTGTAAAAACGACCTTTTGAACCATCATAGATGTATGCTTCGTTTTCTGGACAGTTAGGATTTTCAATTACTCTCATTCCATTGATGAAAAGTGTTCCGGCTGCATCTCTAAACACTGAAGCGTTAACCGCACCAGCTTTGATGTAGTTAGTATCTGAATCTTTAAGAAGCCCCATTAATGTAGCATCTTTTGGATTTAGAATGATAACGTTCGGCATGTAGAAATTCTCTTGTCCGAATGCCTTGATTTGCGCACCAGCTACAACCAATAAATCAATCAATTGAGCGTTTGCAACTGAAGCTGAATAATCAGCACCGGTAGCATTTGCAGCAAATGTAGAAGCATAAGAAGCAACACCATTGATGTTTGCACCAGTTCCATCACCTAGTAAAAGGTCAGAATCTTTTTTCAACATTAAATCAGTTGTGATTAAGTTTCTGATTTCACCTTCAACAAAATCATAATCTTCCATCATGTCGATACAAACTTTGGTTAAATCTCTAACCTTTTTCATTTTTAAATCTCTGATTCCAAATTCAACTTTTGAAAGATGTGTACTTGTAGCACATGCAGCAACGTTTTTCGCATCTCTAACAATTGAAGATTGTTCAACGTATTTCACATATTCCTTTGAAGCTGTTCCACTTTGGAAAGTATCTTCCATGTAAACACGTTTGTGCGGAATTGCAGAAACACCAGCTTCGAATTGCCCTAACTGCTCTCTATCTGAAATGTCAGTTGGATTGTGCGTAGCTTTCATTTCTACTTCAAACTTTCCACCATTATCTTTCAAAGATGCAATTCTTTCTTTGTTTTGAAGAATAGCTTCTTTGATTGGTGTCATTGAACGATCTTTTCCAACTGAAACTTTTTCACCAAGTGCTTTAATTGAAAGGATATTATCACTAACTTCTTTCAATGCGCTTTCCAACTTTGCTTCAAGTGCTTTTACTTTTTCACCTGTTGGATCTTCATTTTTTGCAGCTTCGATTTCTGCTTTTATTTGAGCCTTTGTTTCTGCTTTTTCGTGTGCTTCTTTTTCTGCTAAATAAGAATTGAAGTCCGCTTCCGAAAGTTCTGCAAGCTCTGTTCTTGTTTTTACTTTAAAACTCATGTTATTAATTTTAACATATTAAACCAATTGTTCTTTCAAGATTCGAAGTGCTGTTAGTGCGAATTTCAGCGGCTTCATCTTCTTTTGTTTGTTGAGTGTCTTTTGACGGCTCAATATCTTTTGTTGAAAGTGTTCGTGTTGCAGAATTAGAACCTTCTAAAACCATTGAACCTTCACCAACAATTTTTGCCTCTAATACGGCATAAAAATATCTGATTTCTTCAAACTCATCTTTGTTTGCTATCAAAGGATGGTATTTGTTGTAATTCGCTCTGAATTCTTCATCTTCTTTTGCTGATGAATCTAAACACAACACAATATTCACATATTGCATTCGAACGGAATTTTCAACCGGTAAATTTTTTTCTAAAAGTTGTTGCGCTTTTTCGTGCATCAAGTTTTTTTCTTCAATCTCAAAAACAAGTGCTTGAGTTGTTCCGGGATAGTTGTAACCAACAGAGGACCATGATATATCCTCAACCATGATATTTACATGGCTTTTATGTGCAATTAGATTTTGAACACCAATAACATGATCAGCAACATAGTGAACTTTTCCAACTTGTTCGGCCGCGCTTTTATTCCAAATGCCGTTAACATGCAAATCATTGTGTGAATCCAAATATCCGATTGTGTTGATTATTGGATAAATAAAACCTTCTTTTTGTTCAATACCTTTTGCGGTTGTTGTAAATGGGTTTTTCTTAACGTCCTTTGTGCTAAAATTTAAACCCTTTTCAACCGTTGATAAAATCGCGCTTTTTTTCTTCGCAATTATTAAATCATTTGCCGTTTTTAAAGCTGAAAACAATTCTTTTTCAGTTTCAAAATTCATGTCTAATTCAGCGCAATAAATCATTTTTTGACTGTTTTTTTATTTTCCAATAGAAACAACTTTTTTTCGAATGATTTTTTCAATTCCGCATCATCAGTTGTTGCAATCTTCAATTTCAACGACTTTATAATGTTATTTGCTCTATTTACCACTTATAATTTTTTACGACCGCCTAAATAATTTATAGACCGTCTATGCAAAAATAATTATATTTGCATATAAATAGATGAAAAAATGAATTTTATTTCAAGTACAACCAATATTTTTAGAAATTTTTTCGGTGGAAAAGATCAATATACACAAACAAGATTCACAAGAAACATACACCGTTTTCTAGGAAAAGGTGAAGATTGGGTTGATACTGATGGTAATTTATACAAACTATATTCAACAACACCACAACTGAAAGCGGTTATTGATAGAAAGGCAGCAATGTTTTCAAATGGTATTTGGAAGCATTTGGATTCAAACGGTGAAATGATTGAAAATTCACCTTTTGTCGAATTACTGAACAATCCACATCCGGTAATGAATGGAAAGGAATTTTTAAGAATGCACATCACTTCTTATGATGTATATGGCAATTCGTTCATTTTTACAAATAAAGGTCTTTCAGATATTCCAGCAACTATTTCAGTGCTTCCCGGTGATAGAATGTCCATTTTAAGAAGTGGCAAAATATACCGACAAATTGAAATGGATGCAATTGTTGAAGGTTATGAACTAAGGGATGAAAACGGTTTGAATGATAGTTTCGAAACTGATGAAATAATTCATTTCTCTTGTACGAATCCGAACGATCCGGTAATGGGAGAAAGCAAAATAAAAGTTTTGATGATGCCAATATCAAACATTCGCGCATCGTATGGATTTAGAAATAGAATCATTACTAACAATGCCGCGTTAGGTATTTTATCAAGTGATTCAACCGCTGATGGAATTGGTGTTACTTTAGATGCTGAAGAACAAAAGAAAATCAATCGTGGAATGTCGGAAGCGTTCGGAATGCAAGAAGGGAAGTCAAACATACTTCAAACTGAATCAAATGTTCGTTGGAATCCAATGTCATATCCGACAAAGGATTTGTTGTTGTTCGAAGAAGTTGATGCGAATTTCAAAATGATAATCGATACATTCGGATTGAATAAAAATATCTTTTCACCTGAATCTGATTCGAAGTTTTCAAACTTGATTGAAGGTCTTAAAATGGGGTATCAAGATTGTATCATTCCATTCGCTGAAGATTTCGCAAATGGGCTAGGAAAAGAAATTGGTGTTCCAGAAAGTGAAAAACTTGAATTGTGTTATGATCACATTCCAGTATTAAAAGACAATGAAAGAGAAAAAGCCGAAATCGACAAAATCAAAGCTGATACAATAGCCACTTTGAACGCGAACGGAAGAACCGAAGATGCGGAATCGATAACATTTGAATAAAGCGCATTAAAACGCGCTTTATTCGTTAGTTAGCGGTCATTGCCACTAATCACATCCTTTACTTCTCGCAATATACTTTTAGGTGTTCCCAAAATAGTGTCGTGACCCCATACATAGTCTTCTTCTTTATTTATTTCAGCAGTTATATTTATCACTCTTTCTAAGTTTTCATCAGAAAGTAACGAACCGCTAACAATAAATAAATCCAATAAAAGTTTTTCTGCTTTAAGTTCATCTATTGTACCTTGTTCAAGGTCTTTTGCTATTTTTAAAAGTTCTTTTTTCATATCTTTTGCTGTATTTATTCTCAACGTTACCCTTAATACTAGTCTTCATCTTCATCAACAAACATCTTTACATATTCTTCTTCTGTTGGTAAACTATCTAGTTTTAATTCAACTTTATGTTCGTAATATTCCGTAATAAACAAACCTTTTTGAAAGTCTATAGTATAAAAGCCTTCACACCATTTTTTTGCTTCATCTTCATCAATATGGGCAACAAATTTCACGTCACCATCCTCAATCATTTGGTGTATATCAGAGCCACAATCCCTGCTCATATAAGGGTAGTTTCTTTTCCAATTCTCATCAGCTTCAACATTCTTGCTCTGTTCTTCTGTAATTACGTTCACCTCATCAAGTTCTTTTTGGTATTTATCCAAGTTTCCATTTCTCAAATAGGCAAGAATGTTTTTCCCTTGTCCATCAGGGTATCCATCCCATTGCCCATATTGTTGAATCTTTAATTCGCCAGTTTTGTTTATTACTGCTTGTCTGTGTCTTGTTCCCATTTTTCTATTTTTATTTAATTAATATTCGTTTTTAATAACCCGTACTAAGGGTAACATCGTATATACCCCATATTTGTACCTCATACGGTGCATATACACACCGTTAGCTATAATGAGAAAGAGATACCGTTTAAATCTTCCTCACACTTCTTTAGCCAATCATATTCTTTTTTAGAAATAGTCACTTTCTCACTATCGAAAACATCAAATAAATTCAATAACTCATTTGCTAATTGACTTGCTTCTGAATCTGTTAAACTATATTGTAGCGCAATACTTTCTATTTTCTCTTTCATATCGTTACTGTATTTATTCAAACCGTTAACAAACAACGCGCCCAACTTTATAACCGCGTTTTTCAATTTCTTCTTTCATCTTCATCCAGAAAGAACTGAACAAAGTTATTTTTCTAATACATGAACGGTCCATGATGTGCTTTTCTTGTTTGGTTGCATCTAGTATTTTATCAATTACAAATGCCGCGTTTTCTTCGGGCGTTCCGTTTAGGTTCTGGATCAAATAGTCAACTTCTTCTTTTATTTTCATGCCTCAAACATACAACATTAAAACAAAAAGACCGCCCAAAATTGTGATGAGCGGTCGAAAAACTTTATGTACGGTAAATTAAAACTTTCTAATCAAATGATATGACCATGTAAATAATGAAATCACAACACAACTTCCGCATGTGATAACAGCCAAAAACAGCAATGCCAACGCTTTGAAACTATTTAGTTTGTAAAATTCATTATCAGTTTCTTTTAAATATGCCTGATAACAATGACCTTTTCCATCGATAGGATAAAAAGCAAAATCAATGACCTTTTCTAAGATCACCCAAAACCAACGAACCGACATCATGGAGAATTGCGCATAATACCCCGTTCGACCTGAAATTGTGCAAAGTGAATTTCCACCAGAAAGGGCGTTTCCTAATCTATCTAATGCCATTAGCACGGATTTAGCGTAAGTCATATTGCGTAAATCTTCAAATTAACGACCGAAAATCCAGAATGTTGAACCGTTCCACCGGTTAATTCACTATTTGTTCGAACTACGATTTCACCAGCCGAACCGGTTTTTTGCGAATGCATTCTTGTTGTATTAACTACATCTGATAAATCAATTATAGTTGAATCAACTTCAATATCGAAAGAATCTGTATTCAACCCTCTAGTTTGTATTAAAAGCCTCGAAAAACCAGCTGAAATTAAAGCGGCCGTATTCGAATAAGTTCCATAATTGAAGGTGCCGCCCGATGATATTCCATTAACTTCAGTTATTAATTCATCGTTCCAACCTCCAGCACCGCTTCCGCCCGGTGCCGCATTAAAACCCGTGTTGACCTCAAAAAATGCAGTTAATTCATCCATATCAACGAATGCTGATCCGTCAACCTTTTGCAGTTCTTCACGCCTTAATGCTTGGCGTTGATCCCATTCCGGACCACCTTTGATAACAATTTCATCATCCGCAATGTTTTTTCTTTTCATCATTATATTTTTCACATGGTCTTCATTTAATTCACCCGTTACGGTGTCTTCCATGTAAAAATAATTATCTTTAATATAGATTTTTTTTGCCATTATATTATGTAATTATGAATTGCCATTAATACTGTCACGTTACCTTCTGGATTCACCGTAGAATTTAAAAACGCCTGATTCGTTCCACCTTGTGCATCTTCTTGAAGTTTGGTTAATATTCTTAAATAACCCATTTTTAAATACGTTCCTAAATATCCGTAATATTCAGCGAACAAATCCGCTGAAAGTTCATCTGACACAAGTGGATTTGATTCAACAGCTTCAAACAACATTGAAACTTGATCTTCGCGTTCGCTGCTATCTAAAATTGACTTTGTTATCATATTGAGTTCGGTTTAAATTCTACACTTATAACGCTTCGATAAATAACCGCTTCAGCGTTATTTTCTTCACCAGCAAATTGAAGTGAAAAATTATAATCATTTCCAGCCGTTAAATCATAAACGAAACGAAATCTTCTTGGGTTTCTTACATCCGTGTCGCTATTAACAGTTAAACCCGTTGTGGCTTCGGTTGTGTTTACTCCTGAACCACCAATTTCTTTTGGTTCGTAGTTCAAAAAATTAATCGTTTCAGATAAACCACCAGAAACAACCAAATTTGCCATGAAATTATTTCGATTCACATTGTAGCTTTCCACAAAGTCGATTTCAACAATATGTTGACCGTTTTGCGTTGGTGTCACATCAATTGAATCATATTCAACATAAACATTTGCAACTTGATTTGAAATTGGGTTTGTTTTCTGCTTAACTTGAAAATATGGTTCAACAATGTTTTCAGTTATTGCAGTCTGAACCGCTGTAATGCTTGTGAATGGATCACCGTTTTCATCTTGAAAGAATACCGGGTTTCTGCTTATTATTTTTCTAGTGTTGTAATTTAGAACCCAATTATCACCGAATTCATTAAATGTTACATATTTCAAATCTAACACCGCCCCGAATTCAGGAATTAACAATTTACCGTTATCAAAATTCAGTGTTATCATCTTTCTTTAATTATAAAATATGAATCGTTTAACATTTCCACGTTTGTTGTATCGGTGTTGTTTGCTACTTGCAAACGAACATAATCATTCCTATCAAGCGCAACAAAGGCATTTATTTGAAAGAATCCTACATCGTTTCCACCTACAAAATTGCTGATTGTTCTTGTTTGTGTTATTACATCAACATCCGAAGACGTTTCATCATCGAATTTAACAACCTTCAAAGCAATTTCATCATTTGCGCCCCCATCAATAACAGCATAAACAATTATCTGAAAATCTCTTGGACTGTCACCGTTATGCCTTAATTGACCGTTTGCCGGGCTGTCGAAATGTTGTCCATCTGTCACCGTAAAAGTTCCGGCCACTTCTTCAAATACTCCGGCCGTGTTAATTGTTGTTGTTGCTGATGTTGTCACGGTGTTTGTACCACCGACATAGGTATTTTCTAAACCAATGTTGTTTTTCCAAAATGCAGCTAAATCACCCGGATTGATATTTGGAATCAAATTCGCATCCATTGGATCACGCGTTCCATTTCTGGAAATTAAACATCCATCAAGTTGAAATCCGGAAGGATTTAAAAAGTTTGCATTTCTGAAATCTGTAAAACCAGACAAAGCACCGAAATCTAAATTTGCGTTAGAAGTAAAACGCCCCGAAAATGTAAGTGATAAACCCTCTTCGAATAGATAACCGGACCATGAAGGATCAGAAACGCGCAAAATCGTATCTCTGAAAAATATTCCGTTCATTGTGCCATTACAAACTAATGAAGGTTGACCACCAAAACGCCCCGAACCAGTTTCAAACCATTGGCGATAGTCGGTTATTTCTCCAATCTTTGAACATGAATTAAAATTAACAGCTTGAATTTCTATTGCTTCAAAACCGGTGTTCGATTCAATGTCAAAAACTTGTGAACCTGAACCGGAAGCCGACAAAAACATGTTCGACATAATAACATTACCAGAACCAGCAACCGGACTTGTGAACATGGTGTAATTGTCTTCTGATGATGTTAAACCGGACAAATCAAAATTGTAACCGGTCAAATAAATACCACCAACGGGAATTTCAAGTGAAGTTGATCCCATGTCAATAATACCATCCAAATAATATTCCTTTGAAGAATCTATGACCGCGCCAAAATCGGCAGCTTCTTGAACAATTACCCTTTCACGCAAACCGCCTGATTCACCACCACCACCGGCAGTGTCATCATCAATGAATTGAGTTGCAACAACTCTACCATTCCCATAATGGGTGTATAAATAACCGCCATCAACTTTGACAATCGAAAGCCAGTCATTCACACGCCATTCATCGTACAAAGTTAAATCTCCAATATCTGTAAATGCTGTTGAACTACTTCCGGCCATAATATACAAAAGTAATTAAAAAATGTAACTTGAAAATTTATTTTTTAAATTTCTTGCAGCGGCACAACAAACATCCAACGCATCTTTTCGGTTTTTGTTTTGTCCTTCTTTGGCATACGTGGTTAAATGTTTCACAAATGATTGATATTCTTTGTCAGTTTTGTATTTTTCTTCATCAAATGTGAAGAAATCACGAACAAATTCATAATAAGCATTGATTTTTTGTTCCTTGTTCATTCGTTCTTTGTAACCTTGAATGGTTGTTCCTTCCGGTTTTTGAACTCTTAATTCTGAAAGCATGGCAACACCAACACCATTTCCTTCAACAAATATCCTTTCAATCATGTGACTTGTTAAACGGTCAACGATTCTGGGCGTGTTTGCGCTTGTTCCTTCTTTACTATGGACCACATCAACCACGTGAACACGAAAAACACTTTCACGGTACGTTAAATGCAGAAATATTGTACTTAGGTTATCACCGCCACCATCAGCCGGATCAGCAAACGCCAAACGTGCAATAACATCTTCCGAAATTGGGTCCGGTGTTGGTGCGAATTGCAGTTTGTCAAATGGGATCAATATTCCTTTAACATCAACCGGTTCTTGCATGTATTGCGTTGCAAAGATAGCTTTTGTTTTTTCTGATGTTCTTAGGTTTTCAATATCTTCCAGATTGTGTTTCCATTCCCACAATGGTATGCCGTCCTTCACTACCGGCAACACCAAAAAAGTTGCCTTTTCGCTGTCTTCACCGTAATAATCCATTAATTGCTGAGTTGCATCTTGCATTCCGGCACGTTGTTGTATGTTAATTAGTGGCGTGTCTCGGCTGTTTTTCCTTGAAAATATGGTATTGAATATAACCCTTGATACTTTATCGTTGTTCGCGTTTTCTTGTCCGGAATCATCAATTTTGTTGACATCATCTAAAACAATACAACCTTCAAAATCTCTTAAATGCTCCTGAAGGTCTTCATTATGTTCAACCATTTGACCAGCACCGAACCCGGTAATTTGTCCAAATATGGTTGCCGTTTTCAATCCACCGCCCTGATTTGTTCTCCAAAGGTTTTTCCCGTTCTGGTCCTTCTTCAATTCAATACCATACATGATTTTGAAATATGGATGCGTGACAATATCACGAATTGCGATTGATGTTTGCGCCCTTAGTTCGTCCGATGCTGAAATGTAAATCCAGTTAGAAGTTGGATTCATACCAATACCACGAGCAATGAAATTAACCGCTGCTAGTTCGGTTTTACTGAATCGGGGCGGTATGTTTATGTTGAGTAATTCGAGTTCATAGTTTTCAATTTTCTTCAGTTCATCACGGATCGTTTCATGGTGATGATTCACCAAAAATTTTGTGCCGCGTAACGCTTTGAAGAAAAAGCGCGTGAAGAAAAGTAAATCTTCATCACACATGGCACGAGCGACCGCCAATTGTTCACGGGTGTATTCCATGATTCAAAGATACAAAAAAGCCCCGTAAATAATACGGGGCCAAAACATAACAAAGAAAGGGGTGTTAAACTTCGGTAATGTTGTATATTGTTAATGCTTCACCGGTGTTGGTGTCGATTGTTTTTTGTTTTTGTCTTACTTCACAATTGTATTCCTTGTTCGGGTCATTTGATCCGGGTACGTTTAGAATAAATTTCACCTTGTCACCAACTTGTAAAATCGGGTCAAAGTTCATTTCTTTTTCTACTACCACCCTACTGAATGCGCCTTCTACATTTCCGTAATATGGATTTGATACGTTAGTAATGAATTTTGATTTTGTCATTTTATTGTTTTTTGATTTTGTATTGTAAACAGTTCAGAATGTTTAATTTTTAAGGTTTTTGCATTGTTTATAGTTCAATTTTTAAATAAAGAAAATCCAAAGTAATCCTTTCAATTCTGCCACTATTGGACCGGCAAATATGATTGCAAAAAGGTTATCCCATTCCTTGCAGATGTCAATAAAAAAAACTAATGACATAATTTGACTCACTACAATGTAAATCATTAATAAAAAATAAATTGTTCTTTCCATTTTTCTTGGTTTTATAGCCCCCGAAGGGGCTTTTGTTTTAATTGTATGCTTTTTCGAATGATATTCTTTGCGCTTCTTCGAAGTTGAATTCTTCATTTGCTTCGATCACCCATGCTTTGAAATGTATGCTTTCACAATTTAAGTTGAAGTTTCTAACTTTTACACGACAAACGCCCCATGCATTTGTTTCAATAGTAATAGTTTTTGCAGTTCTTGAAATCACTTTGATTGTCAAGTCGTTTCCGTAATATTTACCAGTTTCAAAAGTTGTCATTTTTTCTTTGTTTTAATGTTATAGTGTAAAGGTAACAACAATTGATAAACGGTATCAAAAAATGGTATGAGTGGTAACATAAAATGATAAGCGGTCGAAAAAATGCGCAAATGTACTATATTTATTTAATATAGTCTTTTTAGTCTTTCATTTTACTAAAATACAATACTATAATCAAAATAATAAGTACTTCCATTTAAACATCATCGTTCAAGCTGTCTTTTGCTTTCTGTACTTCTTCAGCTGATAACGGTTTGTTGATTGATTCGCCTTTGGTTGTGTGATCCACGTATGACTGGTTCAATCTCATGTGTTCTTCCTTAGTTGCTAACAATCGATACAATGCCAGGAGTTCAGCGGCTTTTTCACTATTGAATAGCTTCTTTCTAATTTCGACTTTTTTCTTGATTTTGTTTTGATTTATGAATTCCTTTATTGTGTCCAATTCGTCCGAACCATCAGGGAAAGCATCATAAAACCAAGCGCGAGAACAACCCACATAAGCGACTAAATCAGCAATAAAAAACAATTCATGTTTTACAACTGCTTCTTTCGCTTGTTCAAAAATCTTTTCTCTATTGTACGCCATTTTTAAAACTATCTATGAATTTAACAATATAACCAATTGTTAAGAAAGTTGCAAATATTGAAAATGATATTTTCGGTAAAAAGTAGAACGCGCAAAATAGTAGCGTTGCAAATAGTGTTATGATTAGTTTTTCTTTCATTGTGTAAAGTTAATATAAAATAATAATATGATGTTCCAGATGATTGCTAAGATAACGAGGACCAGCCCGATTTTATTTGGTTCGGTTTGCTTTTTCATATTTTCTGATGTCTGATTTTGAAGGTGGAAAAATGTAGCGCGGTTGGTATTTTATCATTTCCGCAATTTCTACATCCATAATCACACCACGAACAACAACGACTTTTTTTTGAATCATATTGCCTGAAGTTTATCGATGTATTTCGGATCAGTTGCGTATTTTGCACACCGCCCGTCCCGGTGTTGCCAAATACAGTTCAAAAAATCATAATAGTTTTGCCCTTTGTAGTGTCTTTTTTGCCAACGCTGGTAATATTCGCATGATTCCTTCCATGTATCAAAATGAAGATACTTTCCAGAAAGTTGAAATCCAAACAAATTGTTATGGTCCATGCTGCAATTTTGACAATTGAAATTACCGGTTTCCAATTTGGCTTGTTTGGTTACAATGTCGGAATGTTGCACACCGATTGAATCCAGATATTTTTGAACTTGTTGTGGTGTTTGTGCTGTTGCGTATGCACCAAATAAAATAGTGATAATCAGCGCGAATATAAGCGGCAAAAAATAGCCGCCTTCGATTAGTTTATTTCTCATTTTCTAATTCTTTTAAGTGTTTATTATTATCTCTTATTTTAATGAATTGCCAAACGTTATAAAAAACAACGGCAACAAATAGAGTTATTAAGATTTGCATTGTGATTGTAGCTTTTCAATGTATAAAACAGCATCCATTAATTCTTCCTTTAAATGCTGCAAGAAATCATCTTTTTTGTTTTCTTCTAACGTTGTGCCGTATTTCTTTATTCCTTCGTTAGAACGCTTCAAAAACTGTTCTACGACTGATTTAACTATTGGGTCTTTCATGTTATTACTTCTTCATAATATTGTTTTGCAATTCGGTGAACTTCTTCGTATGTCAAAGTATTACCGTTTTCAAGTCTGAAGCCGTTGAACTTCAAGAAACACCAAACATCTGTCGGAATGTTAAGATCATACGCAATTTCGATTGTTTCATAATCAGCTTCGAATTTATAGTAAAAATATTTTACTATGTCGGAGAAATCCACCCACATTTTCGGGGTGTATGCTCCATGTTGTAAAAGGTTTGTTTTATTCATTACAATATAACTGTTTTAATTACTTCTTTTTTATACGCAACTTGAACATTTAAAAGCGGTTCAATTGCTTTTATTAGTTTAGCGGTTCGCATCGGTTGTTTGGTAGTGTGTGAAACTTCTACATGTAGTTTTTCGCGGCAAATATAGAATTCAACATGAATGTATTCTTTTTCGCGGTCGTAGCCAACAAACATTGCGTGTTTCGTTATCACTTGTTGATCGTTACAAGATGCCATGAATGGCGCAAAGTTTACGATTTCTTCAAATTTGTTGATGATTTGGTCAAATGTTTTCATAGTTTTTGAAAATTAAAACTAGCACGGTATCACACTAGAGTAAGAAATTTTGATGGTTTATAAAAAAAATTAAATTTAAAAATAAACGTTGATTTAAAGAACTTTATACCGTTGAACCAACAATACAAACATACTGCTTTTCATGTTACCGGTATCAAAAAATGGTATGAACGGTAAAACAAAATGATAAGCGGTTAAATAACTTTATGAATTTGTAGCTTCGTTTTTAGTTTGTAATAATCTATGAAATAGTCTTTCCCGGTTTCAACGTTTCGAATGATCACTTTGTTGGTGTTTATATTCACCGACCACATTTGAAATTTCTTTCCTTCAACTTCAAAGTTTATCGGAATCGTGCCTTTTGGCGGTTTTCCGTGATTATCTTTCTTTTTCTTTGGCATGTATTATTTTTTTAAATTCTTCTAATGAACGAACAACATGATATTCAAAACCTAATCCATCAACGGCATTTTGAAAGTTGATTTGCTGTTCACGTTGTTTTCCTTTTGCATCCTTGCATTCAATAAATAAAACCTCATCAGGACGAACAACAATTAAATCAGAAACACCGGAAAGCATTCCCGTTGCACGTTTTGCCAATTGTTCTTTGATGTCTTTACCTTCATTCGGTACTGAAAAGATTAAATGTCTGGGGTTGTTTTTCATTGTGCAATAGGTATTCCGATACCACATAACAATTTGCTGTTGAATTTTGCTTTCTGCTTTCATTTTATAATAAAATTTGTAAAATCTGAATCATACATTTTTTGTTTTTGGTTGTAAATCCAGCCGTTTGAATACATCATTTTCATTGCGTATTCTTGAATTGCCATTGCTCCCATACTTCGGACCACACGCCAAATGAAGTGTGATTTGTATTTCTTGACCTTTTGCAACAATATCAATTCGTCAATAGTACATGCAGCAATGAATTTTCCTTCCAACGATTTCGGAACGCCTGAATCAATACGAACCATGATCCCCTCAATTTCTTTTGTTTTCTTAATAGGGAACACAAAACCGCAAACAATACATTCTTTTGCACTTGCATAGTTTACACCGTAGCAATTCGGGCATTCTTTCAGCGGTGCGGCCTTTTCTTTGTTGGATTTCTTTTGTTTCAGTTTCCATTCTCTAGGGGCGGCCCATAAACCGTGTTCATCGTGATTTCTTCCAAAGTCCAAAACAATGAAGTTTTCTTTTCCGGGAAAAATACGAGAACCACGCCCAACGCATTGCAACCACAACGGCAAAGATTTTGTTTTCCGGTTCATAATTACACATTCAATGCTCGGTTCATCATATCCGGTTGTTAAAATGCCGCAATTGTTTAGAACTGGGAATTCACCGTTTTTGAATGCTTTTAAAATGCGTTCGCGTTCTTCTGATGAGGTTTTGGAAGTTATTGAATAAGATTCAACACCACGCGCGTTGAATTCTTCACACATCTGGTTTGAATGCTTAATGTTTACATTGAACACAATTGTTTTCCTTCCATTTGCTTTTTTCAAATATTCGTCAACAACTCCAATGTATTTTGTTTTATCATCAAAAATGTTTATCAAACTTTTATTTGTGTATTCACCAGCGCGAACGGTTAAACCTTCCATTTTATCTTGCATTTGGTATGCAATGCAAGGTGCTAAAAAACCTTTTCGAACTAATTCCGGAATGTCGATTGTTTCAACAATATCATCATAATATTGGGCCATGTGTTTGCCTACTGGTGTGGCGGTTGCTCCAACTGTTTTTGCTTCCGGGTACTTTTCCAATATCTTCGAAAAATTACCTTTGTGCGCTTCATCAATGATTATCAACGTTGGTTTGTAGCTTCCAAGATCACGCCTTGCAATTGTTTCAACCATTGCAACGGTCACAACTGCATTCTTGTTAAAACTATTCATTGAAACGGCTGCATTCAGGATTTGCGGTTTCACTCCGGTACGCTCCAATGATGCGAAAGTTTGTTTGAATAGTTCGATTCTATCAGTTAGGACCAAAACACGCGCGTTTGGTTTGTTCGATGCCATGCGCACCATTTCGGAAAAAATCACAGTTTTGCCCGATCCGGTTGGACTGCATAAAACTTGTCGATGATGCTTCTTGAATCCTTCACGTAGATTCAAGATTGCATCTTTTTGGTATGGTCTTAATTCTATCATTTAAAACGGGTCTTCATCATTTTCAAAACTATCAATTTCGGAACCGTCTGAAATCTGGAACCAACGTTGTCCGTTTGAATTTCCTTCGGTGTATTTAAAACCTTCGAAATCTGCAAATCTAACCAACCATGATTTAAACCTTTTTTGTGTCAACCATTTTTTCAAATCTGGATAATCTTCAGTCAGTTTGTTGAACAAATCAAAGACATAAAACAAGGCATGTTCGGCGAGCGGCTTAACACTGCCCGCCTTGCTGTTTTTTATTCTTTAAACCAAGAATTAACTCGTTTTAAATACAGTTTACATGGCAACCAAATTTGCGCCCAATATCAAGCTGATTTGCAGTTAAATTTCGAACAAGACTTTGCACAATTTGTCGAGCTTAATGCGCCAGAGCGATATCAGTTTGTAGCCGAGCGACAACCTGTTAGTCGACCTTTATCTACGTTAGTTGCTGTTTATCCTCAGTTATCACTCGATGATTTGTTGACACAAGTCAACGAAGATAGTTCTTTGTTTAATCAACATTTTCAACAAGAGAATTTGACTGGACAACTTGCCATCTTCACCTTCAATTATGCCACCTATCAACAAGATAAAGCCCAACAAAACAAACGTTTTATCATCACTGGCGACGAGACACTATCAGACAAGGTTTTATCAAAAGCGCTGTTGCAGTATTTGCAAGAAAATGGTTTTACTCAAGCAACCAATGCGACAAACGCAAATTGGCAACTTATCGTTCAACAAGATAAAGCCAACAAACATGTATTTTCTATAACCTACTCAAACCAAAACAAGGTAAACGCGGTTTTTGAAAACAATCCAAATGTGCTGCCAGATATGTCTCCACAAACAGAAGCTGAACAAATAAATACGGTAAAACTGTATTTGGAACTGCAAGATTTTAAACTGTTACTCGTACCTTAGCGTTATGACCTGAGGTAATAGGTAAACAAAAAGTTATAACTAACTACTTTTATCTTCTATTCTGAGTTTGACTTACAAGTCATTTCGATTAAACTGTTTAGACGTCTAAACATCTAGATAGAAATAAAGGTTTTCATCATGCACGCTCAAGAGTCAGAATTACGCACTCGTTACAACGACACCTCTCGTGGTGTTTATTTTATTGGTACTACACCGCCAAAAAGCGACACACCGGAAGAGCAGGTGGAAACCATCGCCAATAAATTACTTGAACGAGTTAGTGATATCGACTTTGACGGTTTAATTGTTTATGACATTCAAGACGAAGGTTCACGCATTAGTAAACCTAGACCTTTCCCTTTCAAGCACACTCACGATCCACGTTGGTATTCGTCTTTATTAAATGAAAAGTCGAAAAGACCCGTGATCACATACAAGAGTGTGGTGCAATCAGACGCTGAAGCGTTTAACGAATGGGCAAATGAAGCGTGGGATAATTACAATGTAAAAGACGTTGTATTAGTTGGTAGTCCATCAAAAGAGGCTAAAACCACTCTACCGCTTGAAAAAGCCTATGAAACGCTAGTTGCAAATCAAAACCCATTTTTTATCGGTGGCGTTACCATCGCTGAGCGCCATGCGGCAAAAGGCACTGAACATGAACGTCTAATCGAAAAGAACAAACAAGGCTGTAACTTCTTCATTTCTCAAGCGATTTACGATCCACAAGCAACGATAGATTTATTGACTCGTTATGCGATTGAATGTCAAAAGCAAAACTTAAAACCGCAACGCATTATTTTGACCTTTTCTCCCTGTGGCAGTGAAAAGACCTTGGAGTTTATAGAGTGGCTTGGTGTCAGTGTTCCAGAAGC